GTGAGTGGCGTGACAGAGAAGCGCGCTATAATAATAACTATTTTTATATTCGGGATAATACTATTGGAGTTGACATATATGTTATCTATGGTATAATTAAGATGATGTGTATACATCTCTCCTTATAAGATAAAGTAGCATACAAAGAGCACCATCGGTTGTATAGCCGTTGGTGCTCTTTGTCGTTTATTACCAGTTTTTAGACATAACTGTTATTGTTTTAAAGCAAGGCATTAAATATTCATAGAACGGTTTTACGTCTTTTATGCGGTCAAACCGGTCACGCAGAAAAGCAAGATTATCATAATAGTTAATGCGTTTTTCGTGGACTTCTTCAGTGAATTTATTTTCTGATGTAGTATTTTGTGTACCTGTACTTCTGTTTGTTTGTGAGGATGTATTTTCCTGTTCACCCTGTTTAAATTCCGTGGTCTGGTCTCCAAGCTGTACAGCATCCGAAAATCCGCTAGCCCAGTTGCGGCCAAGCTCGCCTATATCATCGTTTGTTATTTCAGTGTCAAACGCTTGTACACCCTGATTATACTGTATGTTTCTGGCCTTATCTGAGGTGTTGACATTCGTGTTGTCCGTTCTCAGTCCTATTGTATCATTACTATTTATATTAGTATTGGTAGTACCGCTAACTCCTACAGAGCCTGTTATTGTCTGGGTTGTAGTACGGTCGAAACCGGCTTCAAATACATTTGGGTCAATGTTAGTTCCGTCCAAAGTACCAGTTACCAATTCAAGCTCAGTTTTAAATTTCATCCACGCAGTAGATACTTCGCTAAGAAATTCATTAGTAAAAAATATCATATCCTGAATTTCAAAACAATTAAATTTTAAGTCCGCTTCTCTGGTAACGATATCATATATACTTTTATAATTCCCGTCCAGAGGCATTAGAATGCGCGGAGAGCCGTCTTTTCTATACCACCGGTATAAACCATAGGTATCAGCCCATTCACTGTATAGCATTGTTTATACCCTCCTGATTACCGTATATATTAGCGTCGTTGCCTTCTTCTTTTATCATAGCGGCTAGATAGTTTTCTACCTGAATATCAGTACCATATAATTCTGATAATCTTTCGGCTAACTTTTTTCGTGCTTTAAGTCGGTCAGCCCCTATATATCGGGATAGTGAACGGTTCAGTTCCATTTCTGAAACGATAACCCGTTCTTTTTTATTTTGCTGATTATTTTCGAGCCCCAACATATCAAGAACAATACCCCATATATTCATAAAGTGTTGGTGATATTCGGCAATAGCTGATGCATTATTGTTAAATAATACTTCAACTTCATTTGATATATCGCCTGTAATTACAATATAGGGATTGTTATCGCTTCGTTTACTTAAAACGCTTCGGAGTAATTTAGCTGATGACTGGCTTGAACACTGGAAAACCATTCCCACTTTTCGGGTTTCGGCGGCTACCATTAATGCCTGATATGCATTATCCAGCATATAGCATAGTGTATCGGTATATGAAATAATAGGCCGTATCATCTGCTGATTTACTGTAATGGCGTTAGTATCATAGCCGACTGTAAAATTATCTTGCTTGTCGGTTCGTACTATAGTACCGTTCCGGCCTGAACACGCCATAGACAACGGTTTACCGTAAAAGTCATAACGGGGGTCTACTCCTTCCATATTCCAGCGGCCTATGAATATACCATCGGGGGACTGAGTTTCGAGATTAAATTCAGATTTCAATGCTACAACACGGCCTTCATTTATCAAATGCCACTCTATAGCTTCGGCTTCACTGTCAGATAGTCCGTACCATTTGAAATTTGAAAAAAGAAGGCGGTATATACTGTCTTTAAATATGGGGAACATTTGGGATGTTCCGCACTGTGGTATATCTAAATTCCACTGGTAGCCTGCATATTCGGCTGTTTTATCCGGCATTGTGAGGGGCAGACCTTCGCCCCTGCATCTCCTTCTACCCATTTTAATCACCTCTTTTAATCTTTATAGGGTCTAGCTGCTCCGTTTATTGTACTGAAATATCGGGTCTTCATTTCAACTTTATTATTGGATGTATTACCCTCAATTGTCTGTAAGCTATTGCCGTTATTTTTTACGCATATGCCAATATGACTTGAAATGCTCCAAGCATCTCCACCAAAATTAAAAAATATTAAATCGCCGGGCTGTGCATCGTGTGGGTCTATATTCATATTACGCCGTTCGTAATATTTCCGGGCTTCGGTACAACTTGCCTGTTTAGCACCGCCACAGTACAATTCGGATAATCCAGCGTGGGCAAATACCCACCATACGAATACAGCACACCAAGCATATTTTGAACCATTGACTTCACGTCCGTAATATTCGGTGTTGTACTTTACGTTATTAATACCCGTTTCGGTAACTCCTTCTTCTGCCAATGCTGTATTGATAATACGCTGTGCGTTGGTAGACGGTTCGGGGAAAGGCTCAACCGGCGTAGGGTCAACAACATTTGGAATATCAGGCTCCCATACATCGGGGGCTATTGGAGTATATCCGGCTCTAATGGGGTTAGGAGTGCTGTAGTCATAGTCAGGGCGTTTCATCCAGATTCGCAGACCTGCTGAGAAACGGTCTTGTATATACTGTACCGCCTGATAGTCCATAATCTTCTGTAAAAGATTAGGGCGTAATGTGTCTATAATTCTTACGTCATCAGCCTGTATAAACGTGAACCGTTCACGGGTTCTTAAGAAGTTGAACGATGATAACATATAGCTATCTACGTTATAACCGTAGGCTGTAAAGAATGTATCGGCTCTAAGACGGTCAAATGAGCTTAGGGACGTTTCACGTATACAAAAGTCATATGCAGTACCGTAATAAGCGGCGGCCTGAGCATACTTGATTGCAGGTGGCTGAGCACTGTTAATATTACCCTGAAACGCCAGTTTGTTCATCTGAAGCTGTTTCATCGCCTCGTTTTTCTGCATAGTAAGCAAGTATTCCTGTCCTGCATATTCATATGCGGTACGCGGCCTTATATCTCCCGTAAGGAAATTGGTAAATGAGCTGACAGCACCGCCTACATTGCCTGTGAAAAGATTGCCCATAGTAGACAAGAAGCTGTCAAGACCGTTAAGCAATGTATTATTGTAATAGGTATCGGTTGCATACTGGTAAGAAAGATTAGCACCAGCATTAGCCATATTTGTTGATGTTGTAACAACGTCCTGCGCGGCTTTTAAATTAAAGTCGTTCATTAACTGACCCGCTCCAACACCTGACTGTAACGAGACAGGAGCCCATCCGCACGAACGAACAAGGCCGGTATTACCGGTTTCGTCATCCATATATCCGTGAATGCGTGCCATAAAACAACCGGTAACATAAGGATTACATAATACATCAACTGATAATTTATTATACTGTGCTATATCGTAGTTTTGCACTGTAACACTGTCCCCTGTAAATTCATTATATAGAGTAAACATTAAGCCCATTTCACCGGCTTTACGGTTATTATATCCGGTTTTCTCTAGTACATGGTCAGTATCATAATGCCCCACGTTGCCCGTAATTGAATTATATCCGGCGCTTCCGTCTTGCGGATTATATGAAATTAAGGGGCTTAGTGGTAGTGAATAACCGACACCCCCTATATCCATTCCATAACCTATAGCGGCTGAGTAGTTACTTTTTACAATATCGTTATTTTTCCATACAAAATACTTTAATCCGTCCTCAAAGGAGTTTATGGATATATAGTTGTCTATAAGTCCAAACTCGGTGGGGGTTGTGTTACTGAATTTAGGTATAGCATAATTTTTTGCGTCCAGCCCTTCACCTACCGGGAAATATGTCGTAACTGTTCCGTCAGCCGCCATATTATAGGGAAAACCTGTAATTGAATTAAACTTTAATTGGTCGGCTATATGACCTCTAAGACGTGTATAAGAGTATACATAATCGCTTGCGCGGTTTATGGGTTCGGGTGTATTAATCCATAAAAGCGGGTTATCGTCTCCAACACTCCACCGTTTCATAAAGCCTGTTACACCTGTAATATCCGCTAAATTTAATGTTAACAAAGGGTCATACTGCAATGTAAATTCCACGGTCTTATTAGACACCATTTTAAAAGCCAATACCTGATACCAGTATTCAAATACATCATTGTCGGACTTATCATAGATAACGATATATTGCGCCCCCTGTATGTCGGCATAGTTATCTATATTGACTTTTATGCTAGATAGGTACTGGGTCTGCCATACCATATAGCCGGTAGTATCTAATTTATGCCCGGCCTCTTCGTATATCATTTGTGATACTATAGGTACATTTATGATATCGTAAGGCGTATTACAGCAGATTGAAATATCCACACGCCCCGAAAAAGAGGGGTAGGGCATTACTCCCCACCCCTTTCGTCAGTTTTATTCTGGACATCGGCTTTATCTATGGACGCTTCTGTTACCGTATAAACGACTGTAGCTATTAGGGAAGTAAGTACCCCGGCTATACTTTCAATCGTTTCTCGGTCAACATCGAACGCCATACAAAGCCCAGCAATTATAACAGCTATAGCAGATAGAAATTTTCTGCTCGTTATCTTCGTAACAATATCGTTAAAACTCATGTTTTACTTTTCCCCTTTCTTTTAGGTTTAGCCCTGTAGGCCATTAAAGCCGCCTGCCATCGTGGCACAAGCTGACAAGGGTTGTAACCGTCTGTTATTCCTGCTTTTACTGCTTCTTCATATTCTTCTTTTACATCATCTGGTATGGATAAAGAAGAAGTATATTTTTGTAATTCTTCGTAGATTTCTTTTCCGGTCATTATGTCATCTCCTTTGTATAAGGGGCGGTAAGCTCCATGTACCAGCGTGTTACTACGGCGTTTAAGTGCGACACAGCCACCGTTATCCTGAGACCCGGTCACGCCGGACGATGTGTTACCCTCAATTGTATATACATATGTATTATCGGTATCGTACACAATCCCTATATGGTCAGTGTAGCTTCCTGTATTGGCAAAATCGAAAATAACACAGTCTCCGCGTTTATAATCGGACGTTATCCATTGATTATGATTTACCGCATACGTCTTAAGCAGGCCACAACTTGCAGTCTTACCCCCTCCGTAGAACAGAGGGGATAAATTAGACTGCCTAAAACACCACCATACAAACTGAACGCACCAAGGTACGCCATTAACGCCGTATGATTTACCATATTTTGTTTTATTTGAGCCTACGGGGCTTTCCGTGTAACCTACTTCGTCTTTGGCGCAATTAATTAAAATGTCAATGTCGTTCATTTTTTTTCAAGCCTTTCAACTTTTGTTTCTATAATATTTTCACGATTTTCCAGTTGGTACACACGGTCAATTAAGTTGTTATGTTTATTAACCTTATGTTCGATCTGGTCAATACGGTACAATATTAGTTTTCTGGTGGAGTTATTGGAAAAGTAATTTGAAATAATAACGCCGATAACCGTTATAACGGCCACTATAATTTCAGCCATAAAAATTAGTTCCAGATATTCGGCTTGTTGCAGGTTTCCCACCGCTGATAATGACATACCAGATTAGCGACGCTTTTGCCGGTGAGGTCAATATTGCATTTTACGGATTTAGGATTGACTATACCTACATTATCACTACTCCAGCCGTCAAATATCCAGCCGTCACGATGTGGAGCTGTAATTGTAACCAGTCTTGCAGGGACTAACAGGCTGTAACTGTTATCGCCGTAGTCAACTGTAATATTACATGTTTCGGTAAATATATCCAGCTCAGTGGCGCTGTCTACTTGTATTGTAAAGTCGCTCACATTCCAGCGTTTACCGTCTACTGAAATAACAGTATCGTCCGTAGCTTCAATGTGAACAGGGACGGGCGTGGGATTAGCAGATACATATACATCTTTTTCAATAAGTGATGTTGTTCCGCTTGTCTGCTTCTTACCGTCCATAAAGAGATTAGTACCGCCGTTATCATTCCACGTAATACCATATTCACGGGGCTGACTTCCTATGATATTAACAAAGTGATTTTCTTCACGTGCTGTTAGCTCAAGGTCGACTGAGCCGCTTTCGCCTACCGGTATATTATTTCCGTCGAGTGTAACAGTCTCGATGTAGTTGCCTGTGATGTGTATCTCACTGGGGTCATAACCCACAATATCAACTGTAGCTGTCATATCTCGGTTACGTATTGTTGCCGGTAACTCATTCGGTTCATACTTAAGTCCGTTTATACGTATTTCCTTAATATCCTCACCCGTAACGGTTAATATATGGGTTGCATCAACATTAATATATGTATCCTGAGTAATATCAATTATACGGTGGAAAGGTGTAGTACCGTCAGTTAAAGTAGCATTGCCGTTTTTAATAACCGCTCCGCCCTGAGATGTTAAGTCAACCTGATATACTTCACCCGATACCGCTACATTGGCCGTACCATTAATATCCATAGACAACGGTAATTTCTGCGGTGTACCATTTACGTTTACTTCGGCTATGTTTGTTCCTACCATATTAAGATGTGCAGTGCCCTCACCGGCGGCGGTTACATATATATTGTTAACCTGTCCTGCTATCGGTGTAAAGGTGTACGGAAGCTCTGTAGACTGATGTGCCCCGCCGTTTACTGTAAACGACTGAATGCCGCTGCCGTTTATCTGAACGTCGGGTACCGTACTTGCACCGACAAAATCCATTGTATGGGCACCTTTAGATAATGTAACATTCTGCCCGTTAGTAACCGGATGACTGTCAAGCGTAACGCTTCCGGCGTTGGTATATGTAACGGTAAGGGTGGTATCTGTAGGCATAGTGCTTTCCATTGTTACCACCGCATCCGCAGTTAACTGCGTAGTACTCCCTGGAGTAACCTCGACTTCATTTATCTGAATTGTCAAGCCCTCAGGAAACGTGTCAGGCCATTTTATTGAATAAGTCGAGCCGTTAACGGTTACTGTTTTATTACTGTCGGCATTAAATTTTATCTGGCCGCTTGCCATTTCTTCACCTTCCCTTTTTACATATTCGTAGTAACCGTTACCGTCGGTTCATCGGTATCAGTGTACTTTACTGTTATTTCTTTTACGGGGTTAACTACGGTTAATACAGATGTTGCGGGGTCAAGCGTAATGTCTGCCGGTTTCGGATATGAGCTACTGCCATATGTAACACTGTCATAATCGCCCTCAATTGCAAGCTGTTCCAGTCGGGGAGCTCCTTCAATTACCATTGTGTTACTACCTGCATTAAGGTCAAACGTGTGGGGAACAGTCTGAGCAGTTCCGTTGTTCACCTTAACGCTTTCTACAAGATTTCCGGTTACGCTGATTGAAGATGGAGTTGCTTCGGGAATATCAGCATAGAATCTGTATGCTGTGCCCTGGCCAGGAATAAAGCTTTCTTTTAACATAAGGTCGCCGGTTTCATCAGTACCAAACCAGCTACCGCTCGTATTACCCATTATACTCGAATTTCCACCCCCGGCTATAAGAGTATTACCAATAAAAACGCCGATAAACAGCTGACCAGTACTAGTCCACGTTGAACCTGCATTTACTGTTGCAATGACAATACCTGAACCGCCTTCCTCAAGTCTAATAGTCTCGGTTACATTATTAATTTGAAAACTATTCGAAATTTTTACCATGTCAAAAATACGTTTTAAAGCCATTTCTTTTTACTCCTTTCAAATTAATCTTATTCTGCGCTTTTTGAAATTACTATAGAGGGAAGTAAGTCGGTATAATATGCTTTAGTCCAGAAATGAGACCTTACCGGAGTAGCCAACTTTTCGATGTCCTTAGGCCCAAACAGTGTTTCAGACAAGTTATCTTCAAAGCCCATAGCGTCACGGTGCATAATGACCGCCTGATAATCAGCATTAAACGGAATTGTAACGTCTGTGTCCTGATTATAATTGAGCTGGTTCGTACCTACGCTGTCCCAAGTCGGTACAAGCGGAGTTGTAGCCGCTGTGGACTTCGCTACGTCAGCAGAACCGAGAGTGTCAATAAGGATAAGATTATCCGGCAAAATGTTCTGGAAGCTTTCAGGATTGTATGTATCGGGGAAAGCTTTTCTGATTACATTCATGTAATACTCTCTGGGAATTACAACTACAAGGTCAGATTTTGGAGTCTGCATATAGTAGTGGTTACCGTTATACAGCGATGTACCTACCTGAAGCGTAAACAGAAGATTGTCAATAGAGTTGAGCCATTTCTTAGCATTATCCGTTGTAAGGCTATCAAAGTCGGAAATATCAATGCCCATTTTAAACGGTGTAGCCGCATTCTGTATCAGCATCTTAAGCGTTTCTTTTCTGAGGTTATCCATAAAGAGATTACGCGCATTAATGGCGTTAATCATTTTCATTTCGGTCAGTTCGGCTATTGTAGTACCGTTACCACCGCTAAAACGTCTCAGCTCTTCATCGTAGATTGTCCAAGGGTACATCCACCGAAGCTGTGCGCTATGGTATCTAACGTCTATATCATCATCATATATAGCGTAACTATTGAGAGACGTAGGACGTGTTTCATTATCCATAGCGTAGTTCATACCCTTACGCTGAGCCATTACAAGCTCCCTGAGTATACCGGGATATGCATTTTCGGGGGCATTGCGTCCTAAATTAGTCCAATTCTGAGTATACCTCAGCTTCCTATACATTGTATAGCTAATCTGCTCTACAAGTTTATTATAAATCGGGTCATATTTAGTGACCAGTGTTTTACTGTTCAGATTGCCGGCTGTCATTTCATTGTACGCCTGTTTATTGGCAACCTGAGACCAAGTGCTGTTAGTTGTATTAAATGCCATTGTCTTTTACTTCATCCTTTCATACTTTTCTAAAATTCTGTGTGTCAATGATTGGTCGCTGTTTAAATAGTCTTCTATTGGGTCTGTTTCTCCTGCATCCCCCCTTTCACTTTCTGTGAATTTCTTAGAAAGATATTCGCGCAATGCTTGTATCTCTTCTCTTAACTGCTTAAGCTCTTCATCAGTCGGATTTACTTCGGCTTCGGGTGCTTCGTCCGCCGGATTTACTTCGACTTCAGGGGCTTCATCAACGGTTTCATGTTCGTCCCGGGTTTCTTCTGTAGTCTCAATAATCTCAGTGCTCATTATAAAATACCTCCTATATTACTTTTTGCCTCGCCTGATAAATAATAAATACGGTCAAGGTCATTGTATCGCCGTACCGCTTTTAATACTGTACCCGTAAATAACGGTATGTTTATATCGTGTTCGGGTGGTGTTACTGCATATTTGTTTTTTGCTGTCTTATCATATCCCTTTTTAAAATATATATTGTCCTCGTCATCTATATAACACATGTACCAGTCATTAAACCAGAGACAAAACCAAACATACACCTTAGCAGGCAACCGCTTTACTATATGTCTCTTGCTGTCAAGTAATGCGGCATTATCCAGTGCATAACTACCGTATGTAGTACGCTCCAATATCCTGCCTATTTTACTGTTTCTAATTTCCTCAGCTATTTCATCATTTTTGAATATTTCACAATATACACCGTCATTTTTAAACCGTCCTAAACCGGTTGGCTCAATTCCAAAATATGCAAAATATGGATTGTATAATGTAACAAGGTTAGCAATACATATAACTTTTACTTCATCGCGTATCGGTCTATTCCTTCCTCGTGCTACTGTCATATATAAATTTAAAACCTGTTCCGGCTCATATGTTGGCCGCATTGGTTTAAGATATTGGAGATTGTCGGGGAGAAATTCATCAAGTATTATTGTGTTTGTATTATCGTGCGGAACTGATTTATATTTGTATGCGGTAGATAAACTGATAGCATTTCCCATAACTTCACCGTCACAATAAAAAGTATTGTCAATTAATTCCAGCTTGTGGGGTAATAAATCGGGTTCTTGGCCTATATCCTTAAAGTAACTGTCAGTAACTAAATCTATGTCGTTTTGGTAACGTCTGACGTAAATAAATTGGTTTCCGTTTCTGAGATAATCACGGACAGCATACCTTTTCCAATAATAAGATTTACCTGTTGAACGGTTACCGACACAAAAATTAATAGGCATTCCGGCATTAAGTACTCCGGCACCGTTATAATATTTACTCAGTGCATTCACCCCTTAAATGGAAGCTCCCCACACCGACAACAAGCGCGGTTAGCATACTCCGCAAGTGTCGGGCGGCTTTCGGCCGTGCTTCCCTGTATTCCACTTTATTCGCTGTCAATGTGGGGCTTACCTTATTTCTAATTATACAGTTTTTTTGTATTATGTCAACCCATTGTCAATTATATTATTATTGTGTATGTTCTCTAAAAATTTGATATAATCATTTTTCAAACTAAAGTCATAACCACTTTCCTTTAAGTGAATTGAGGACAATTCGTGAAAATATCCTGTATTACCCAGATAGTCGGTTATAATTCCCTCTGTCTCATCATCAATATATGTATGTATCATTTTTCCGCTTCTTCCGGCCGGTAGGTTAAGTGTCTCGTTAAAATTATCCTCCGGCTCTCCGCTTAATGTGAGTAAATAAGGAATTGCAACCGCAGACCTTACACCAGATACAGTCATAAAATATGTAGTATCTTCTTTTTTCCATAAATACCGTTTAGCTCCCATTGTTTTAAACTTAGTGTAGACACCCTCATAATCCCACACGCCTAAATGACGTACACGCCCTTTTTTATCTTTAGGGGAAAATGTATCAAGGGGCAAACTATAATGGCGGCATATCGATTGTGACAGCTCCACGCACCTTTTATTATATGACTGTATATAATCAAGATGTTTTTCGTAATTAAGGCATTTAATACTGTCGGTATCTGAATATACATAATCGTCACCGAATTCTAAAATACCGTAAAATAAATTACGGCGCGCATAAGCGGTCACATATACACCCCACGGATAATATAACGTCCGTAATGTTTTAGCATTATATTTTGATAATACATCGTCAAAGTCAGGGTCTTTTTTAGTCCATTCGGTATTATATTCAATTACATCGGGTGCAATGCTTGTAACGGTGCATCCATAAGTGCTGTTTAAATCGGCTTTACCATGCATATATTCAATTTCACTTCCCGATACGCCTTTAAGCTCGGTTTTGGCACGGTACAGATATGCAAGCGTTTCAATAAACGGCTTAGGAAGGTAACCCCTAATATATGTTCGTACATTGACAATGTCTATATCTGACCATTTATAAAATTTTTCAAAAACTTCAAAATCTACCTCAGTTATTGATATAGTAAGTTTGTCAGCTGACCATACACGACCGTTATTTAAATATGCATTTTCTACATTCCAACATTTACTGAATGATATGATATTTTCATTATAAAAGATAGGCTCGATATTATAAAATGTAATGTCTGCTATCGTACAATAATACTTACATAAATACCGATAATATTCCTCGGTACATCTACGAAAATATTTAGCTTTGCTCATAGGATATTTATAGTGTACCATTACGGCAGGGTATGAGCTAGAAAAGTCAATGCTTGAAATATTTCTGAGTTTTTTACCACTGTAATAACAGCCTGCATGAGTAAAACCGCCTGCGAATGCCCTTACAAGTTGTTTATATTCATCTGCATCGCTGATTGTAAGACTATGTATTAGTCTATAGGAGCTGTGCCACTGCCGTTTATCATTTTTAGGATAAAAAGCATCAGTTAAACGCCGCCGAACATAAGACGTTGCCGTTAAAGGAATGTGCGCTATGTCTCCGTTTCGCTCTATTTCCTCCTCAATTAAATACACTACAATTAACACATCATTTTCAAGATACTGAAGCTCTGAATTTGTTAAAGGGGTTTTACTGTGTCTAATTAGTCGGTAATCTAAATCACCTTTTAATTTCCGGATATTATGACTATGAAGATTTTTAGCCACACTGGCAAGAGAATAGTTAGTTAGAAAATATGAGCATTTAAACTCTATGCCTAGTGTAGTAACCGCTTTCATAGGCTTATACCGTTCCCTTGCAAACACATCAGACCAACTGAAAAAACGCCGTATAAATTGAAATTCATAGGCTAAATTATGTACATAGATAATCAAATGTTTATCTTCAGTATCAAGAATATCGTGTAAGGTATTAATTAATTCAATAAATTCCCACCATTCACGGCCATATATGCAAAGGCGGTTCAAACAAACCGCCCAAGCATACATACAAGCTCTTTCCTCATCATTAATATAAAATGACGATGTTTCAATATCAAATGAACAAGCACAATTATAATATTTTATCTTTTTACATTCTATAATATCTACATTTTTAAATTGTTGTTCTATCTCCCATACGGCTATATCCGAGTATAACCGCATAAGACATTAAAAGGGTATAATGTCGTTGTCGCTCTGCTCCACCTGTCGCACATCACTAAAATAAAAACGGTCTACAATTACATCGGTCTTTCTAACCTTATTACCGTCTTTATTTGTGTAGTCTCTTACCGTCATTCTACCGTGTACAATAATTTTAGTACCCTTGTCGCAATTGTTATAAATAATAGATGCCAATTTTCCAAACGCTACACAATCGACAAAATCACAAGGCTGGTCTTTTAAATCACGATTAACCGCCATTGTCCATAACGTGGCCGGGTCTCCCTTCTGTGTTTTTCTTCCTTCCGGTTTAGCTGTTAATCTGCCTTCTAAAATTACTACGTTCAACATTTTTATTCTCCTTTTACATATTGTTTTTTATAATCAGCTTTTACGGCTGATAATAAATCATCAATTGATATATCTCCTGTTTTTATCTCCGATGCTATAAGTTTCTGCAATCGTTCACTTCCGTATTGAGCAAACCACGCATAATGACTATTTTTAAATTCATCATATTTTGAAAATAATTCTTTAAACTGTTCATTGGTAAGACTATACCCAAGTCGTTCTTCCACCCCTTTTTTAAAAGCTCTTGCCCCTTTTACGGTAGAAGTTTCAGACCTTAATATCCCTTGTGCTCTCATCAGCTCACGTACCATAGCACCCCGGGACTGTTTGCGGCCTGAAATTCGTCCCTGACCGCGTTTCCCTCCAGCCTTAACTAATCCATATTCCGGAGATATAACATCAAGCCCCGCTTTTTCAAGACGGCGTAATCGCTCATTAGCGCGTTTCCTTGAATACTGTAATAAGTTGTGTATCTCAACCGTACTCATACGAGATATTTCACCCGGAGTGAGCCCCGACACATAATCAATATTAACACTCATTAATTAAGTCCCCAGAAATCCGGTGAAATTGTAATTGGTTTAAGTGTTAATTTTGTTCCAGCTTTTTCAAAATCCCTAACATACTTATCTATATCTATTTTTCTATTAAAATAATAAACAGGTGAAACATTTTTATCAGTTTCCACATACACATATTTATAATTATAAATCAAATAGTAATGACATAATAATTTTTTTCTGTCAGCTGTCTTTTCAAATTTAGTAAACCCTATGCCGTAATACCCCCGATACGGTTTAAACTCCGTATCTAATTTGGCATACGGTTTTACCGCCGTATGATGATATTTCATATTAGGAAAAAATCCTAGAATATCATCCCACTTATAATGTTTATAACTTACCATTAAATTCCTCCTTTTGTTAAATGAACAATGCAATTATTAAGTGAATTTATAATATCACACAATTCTATTTCGATTTGTGCTATTTCAGGTGTATTAAGCTCTTCTGAATATCGGTCACTAACACAAATCAACCATTCACGATAACCGTATAAATGCTTTTTAAGATTTTGTAATCTCTCTTTTTTGCTGTCCATCTTCATACCCCTCATTATAACTAGCATTCACTATACTACTAATAGTTGCCCATAAAGATATCGAATTTTCATCACCTTCTTCTAACTCTTTCAAGTATATTTGTCTACATAGGTCTTTCTTCAACACGCCACTCAT